AAAAAGTCTCTTTCGAAAATCCGAAGAGCATCTTCTTCTATTGTGATATTCAATTTCGAAAGGATGAGCGTAACTCTTTCTCTCCATTCTGTTTTCAACTTCTCCTCCTCATCGGAATTGATCGGGTCGAAGTTTATGACTTCGAATCTGCTTTGGATAGCTTCCGGTACTTTGGCTATCCAGTTACAGGTTGCTACAAATCTTGTGTTGGTAGCAAATTTTTCGATAGTGCCGCGAAGAGCTTTATAGAATTGATCAGATGCTCCGTCAAACTCATCCAGTATTACCACCTTCTTCGAAGACTTCCCATCCATTATACTGATGGTGGAGCAAAAATCATTAATCTTGGTACGGATCACCTCCACCGAACTTTCATCAGATACGTTGATGAAAAGATGTGGGTGGTCTTTGGCTAAGATCTTAGCCAAAGTTGTTTTTCCGCAACCTGGTGATCCAGCAAGTAAAATGTTCTGATTCAGGCCCTTTCCATCGAATAGGTTCCTTATCCTATCCGGTAGAATCATGTGTTTAATGTCCCGGGGCCTGAGCTTTTCTGTAAGTAGCTGATTGATCATGAAAATCCTTTACTTTCTTACAGAAAAGCAAAGGATTAGTTTCCCCTATTTGAAGAGAATTGACATATCGTCAGCTGTGTTTTTATCGTTTCTGATCTCGATAAAACGAGGGAGAAAAAGAGATCTACCACCAAATTTATCAGTGATGGGTTCGTTGAACTGAACCGCTGCAATTTTTCCAATCAATGAGTCAGGATCAGAGCTTAGTTCCTGGAGATCCTTATCGGTAAATCCTGACCCTATTTTAACCTCGAGGGTTTTTGATGAGTCTGTGCAAATAAAACCTCCTATAAAACCCTCACGTTTTCCTTCACCTGGATACCAACCAGTTATTTCTAGATCGCAATCTTGGATTTGCTTGAGTTTAACCCAATTCTTGCTTCTTTTGCACTCATAAACGTGATTCTCTGGTTCCAATATTACACCCTCACCTCCCATTGAAACTATGAGACCGTAAATCTTTTGAGTTTCTTCCATCGAATCTACAACCCATTGTCGGGCTAGACTAACCGGTGAATCTGCCTCAAGGAAAGACAATAAAAATTCTAGTTCGGTTCTTCTTTTAACAAAAGGGGTAGTTCCTTTACCAGTCTTAAGAACCTCAGATTTTTCCAGGTCAAACACGTTGAAAAGAAAATCCTTGTCAATATCATTTGGAGCAGTTCCCTTCAATATCTGTGTAACCTTACCCGAAACCGATTTTCTGTTTATATCTGTAAGCTCGCCGTCGAAAAACACCTCGCCAACGATATTAGCATTATGCAAAACCTTTATCAACGAAGATTCGATTCTAGAAAGTTTACCCTTATCCAACTCATTGAAAGCCCGTGTGTAGAACTGGAATCCTTTTTCTCTATCTCCAACAGCTATTACACGAACACCGTCGTACTTTTCCTCACAATAGATTTTGCTCCATCCTGCTATTTCCTTCTGATCGTCGGAAGCTAGCATCAGAGAAGGGTCCGGAATAAGCTCCCTGCCAATTGCTTTGTTTATCAATTTGGCTCCTATACCTATATTCATCCTTTTGGTAAGGATCTTCATGAGAATATCTCTCAGCAAAAGATCCTCTTTTGGATCTGATGAAAGTTGAGAATTGATAAGATTATTCGCTCTCTGTCTCAAAGAATCATTGGCAGCAGGAGCATTTTTTAGTTCTTCTACAAGATCACGGAAAACTCCAAACCCGGGAAAAGAAGATGGAGGGATTATCCCTCTAGTTTTCTCAATTTCCAGTTTATGAAGTTTGGTTGTAATGAACGGATTGAAACACACATCAATGATGTAAAGCATTTCTTCGGACAAAAATTCTGCTATAAGTCTTTGCTTTTCCTTCTGTGATCCATTACCAGTGAGAAGTTCCACCTCTGCAAGAGTACGTAGTTCGTTTATCATAGTACAAATCTAAGATTCATTCACGGATAAAAAAAATTAAACCAAAATTGGAGTGCCATCCTTTGATTGAAGGAGGGGGTGGGTTTTTTCTAAATAGCCAAACAGCTGACTACTATGGATTGGGACCGCTCCAGAGAATTGACAAACTATGGACCCCGCCGCATTAGATATCTTAATACTATCGGACAGGGAAAGGTCACCAGCAAGACACAGCGCAAGAGTTGCACTCACAGTATCACCAGCACCGGAAACGTCGCTGACCTCTATCTTGATCCCGGGTTCTATGATTTTCTCTTTCTTTGAAACCAGAAGCATTCCATCTTCAGAAAGGGTAACCAAAACCATAGATATACCGAAGCCATCAATTATCTTTCTGCAAATGTTCACTATTTCATCGGTTCGTAATTCCGAATCGGGTGAAATTCCGCCGATCAATTTAAGTTCCGAGAGATTCGGCTTAATAAGAGTGCAGCCACTGAATTTTGCCAAGTTTTTGTCCTTAGGATCAACAATCACTAGAACTCCGGACGAGACCGAGGTTTCAATAATTTTTCTTGTGAGGGTTTCTGTCAAAACCCCCTTCCCATAATCTTGAATGATAACAGCATCTACACTAATGACAAGCTGCTGGAATTTTTCGAAAATCTTCTTTTCCAACTCCTCGTCTATTGGATGAATTTGCTCATCGTCTATTCTAGTAATTTGGTGATTGTTGCCAATAACTCTAATTTTGGTTGTTGTTGGCCTTGTTCTATCTTTGAAAAAGCTGGTCCTTATTTTTCTCTCTTTGCAAATTCTAGTGAGAGAATCAGAATTGCTATCATCCCCGCATATAGACAAAAGATAGGCTTCAGCCCCAAGAGAAACTACGTTTTGAGCAACATTAGCTGAACCGCCGGGAAATAGCTTTTCTTCCTTCTTCAGAACAACCGGAACAGGGGCTTCGGGTGAAACCCTTGTAACTTTACCGTAGACGTACCAATCCAAAATGGAATCACCTACTACTAATATTTTCTTACTTTGAAAAATTTTACTCAGACTCACACTAACCGAAATTAAAGAGTAAATGCTTCGCCACCTTCTTCACCACCGCTTTCACCTGCTTTCTTCTTCTTGGCTTCCGCTTCCTTTGCTTCTTCTTCCTTGTATCTCTCGTTCATACGGTATTCATCCATGCTTAATCCCAACCACCTTTTAATCAACCATTCTTTATCAAAATAAGAAACTTCCTCTTCTCCAATTTTTTGTTTCATATCACCGAGTGTTGTGATAAAGTTTGTCCTTTTGGTATAATTTGAAAGTTGGATAAGTTGCTCAAACATGTTTTCTTTGACAAAGTTCAAACCGAGGTTTGCCTTGAAAGAACGGTCTTTTGACAGGTGAGGGAAGTCAAGACACATTTGGATGTAAAGAGGCTTAACCATAATCTCCTGGAAGATCGAGCGTAATCTCATCACAAATTTTTCATACCTAATCTCGTCTCTTTCTAGCTGGTCTATACTTATTTGATAGTTTGCAGGTGTTCCTCCTCTAAAAGCAAACCTTGCATAAGGAATTTTAGAATCAAGTTTAAGCTTGTTGTAGAAATACACAACGTTTTCCATAACATTGAAATCCGGTCCATTCGGATTCAAAGTATTAATGTCAGGAACTTCTCCGTCCTTTTGTGGGAAGAGGTAGTTTTTATAGAACTGAATACGAGGTGCACCGTTTACTGTTAGTTCCCCAGATGTGTCATTGATCTCAATCTGTTCCTTGTATTGAGACATAAGTTGTCCAAGCGTTTGCATCGCTTTTTGCATGGACTGAGTACCTACAGGAATTACAAACTTTAAACGATATGAAGCGTTCATGACGTTCCAAATTACCCTAGTATTCTCCATCACTCGGAGAATATTATAAGAACGGATCAAACGCTCGGTATAGCTCACCCGGGAAACTGTGTTACCTTTGGCGTATGACAAATAAATGATCTGGTCAGCTTTAAGCTTCCTGGTCATTCTATTGTCTTGTGGGTACTGTATCCAAATCTGCTGAAATTCGCCGTTTGGTTGTTGCTCTGTAGCCGGTTGCAAAGAAGTTGCATCGAGCTCTTTAAATCCAACAATTTTTTTTCCGTCTGTTGAATAGACAATTTCAAAAGCAAGAAATCCATCAATCAAAAACTGTCTGAAGTACTGCCAGGCTAAAATGCTCTGCTGAAACCCGAAAAGCATGTAGAGAGTTCTGAAATTTTCTTCCACCCTTTCTCTGACTTCCGGCTTAAGATCGATATTAACCAAACTAGGGTAAGCGAAGAAATTCTTATCGTCGTAATTAACCGCGTCATCCGAGATTGTATCGAGTATAAAATCAATTTCACCGTTCAATGCGAACTTCCTCAAGAAGTCTCTTTTTCCTAAATAGTCCTTGTCAAAATAGGCTATGTACTTTCTAATCCTGGTATCCTGGTATCCAAGTGTCCAGAAGAAAGCACTATTCTCGGTAAATCCGGTTCCTTCTGAATTGAAGAAGGTTGACTCGGTCGCTCCTATAGCCTGTGAATTTCGGATGACCATATCCTCATACTCCATTCCAAATTTACTAATCCGGGATAGGTTCCTATAGAGGTTTCCTAAAAATGATCTTTCCTGTGAGTTATCTAAAAATCCGGCCATCGTTATACTTCTGTTGTATCAGCTTCTCCTCCTTCTGCTGGAGGGGTTTCTTCACCCTCTGCTCCTGCTTCTGGAGTGGCTCCCTCTGCAGGGGCTTCTTCTTTACCAGCTTTAGCCTTTTCTGCTGCTCTTTTGATTTTTGCTTCTTTGTTTCCTGCAATATCATCTTCAGTCATACCCAAACAATTTTCAATCAGATAAGCTAAAGAAAAGAAGGGTTGCCCGTCTTCACCCGTCAAAGTGTACATAGCATCTACAGATTCTTTTTTCTTCAACATACTTTCTATTTCTTGGTTCACCCTGAAAGGGTTATCAGAAATAAAAGTTAATCCAAGTTGACTTTTGAAAGTGTAATCCTTTTCAAGTTCAGGAAAATCTTTACAAAGCTGAATCCAAAGGGGCTTAATCATGATATCCTGGAAACCAGATCTAAGCCTCATTATAAACTTAGCAAATCTGATTTCTTCCTTATCAAGACCTTCTGCAGCATTTGAATATTGACCGATCGAACCACCGTCAGGACCTTGAAATCTTGAAAATGGTATTTTTGATTCTTGTACTAACTTATCGAAGAAATACGCAAGGGGAGCAGGATCGTTCAAATTTGGTCCAGCAGTGTTCAAAGGCTCAATTGTAGGCTCTCCATTTACGCCCTTGGGCATCAAGTAGTTCTTATAGAATTGGATCTTTGGCTGACCGTCAATAGAAAGTTCTCCACTTTCATCATTGAATCGAATGTCTTCCTTATAGATGCTCATCAATTCTCCAAGCGTCTGCATGGCTTTTTGTTGAGATCTGGAACCAACTGGAACTGTCATTTTCATCCTGAATGAAGCATTCATAACAGACCAGATTACCCTGGTGTATTCAATGATTCTCAGAACGTTGTAGGGACGAATCAGTCTTTCTGTGTAACTAATCCTAGAAACTGCATTTCCTTTCGGGTAAGAGATGTAAATGATCTGCGAGTCATAAAGCATTCTCCTTTTCTTTTCATCCTTAGGATACTGATACCAAACATTCAGGAAACTTCCGTCTTTCTGTTTTTCAACAGAAGGCATAAGAGTTGTAGCATCAAGTTCCTTAAAACCTATAATGTTTTTTCCTTTGTCGTCATAGACAATTTCAAATGCAATGAATCCATCAACTAAAAGTTGTCTAAAATATTGCCACGCACTAATATCATCATTGAAACCGAACATATCATACAATTGCTTGTACGTTGAATCAATTTTATCAACAACATTTTGCTTGAGGCCGGTTAGGTTAAGAAAAGCAGGGTATGCAAAGAAATTGAAAGGGTCGTAAGTAATTGCTTCATCACAAACAGTATCCAAGATGTACTCAATCTCGGGATTGAGTGAGAACTTTCTAAGATAATCTCTTTTTCCCGCATAATCCTTATCAAAATAAGAAATGTATTGACGGGTAGTTGTGTCTTGCCTACCGAGAGAGAAAAACATGGTCTCGTCTTCGATCGGTCCTTT